CTCTTTTACACACGCGGAGCTGATTTTTGAACTTTGCCGGTGCGTGCCGGCGTTGTGTCCGGACACAAGATGCGTCATGCCGGCGCCCATGGGTGCTGTGCTGACGATTCCGGACGATCATGGAGAGGATGATCATGGGACTTACTTCGACGGAAAAGCGGCTCAGAGAGGCAATGAAGTCGCTGAAAACCTGGAAGCCGGAGTTTGCGGACGCGGTGAAGATCTGCGCGGATCTGATGGATCAGTACCGCGGGCTGAACGCGGCGATCGCCGCCGGCACGTATCAGATGTTTGACCTGACGGAAACCGGCGGCACCCGGAAGAGCGCGGCGGTGACGACCGCGGAGGGGCTGCGCCGGGATATCCTGGCATACCTGAAGGAGCTGGGGCTGACGACGCTGGCCGTGAAACGGCTGGATGCCCAGGAGAATCTGCCGGAGAGCAATGTGCTGGCGGACGCGCTGAGACGGCTGGGTGATGGCGCGTGATCAAAGGGAAGTACGCCGCGGAGGTCGAGGCCTATGTGGACGGCCTGATCAGCGGCGGAATTGTCGCGGAAGAGGATCGGATCCTGGCGGCCCGGCGCTTCCGGGTGATGTGCGCGGATCCGAAGTATGAAGTCCGGACGCGGGACGCGGATTTCGTGATCGGGATCATCGAAGGCACGATGGTCCACCGCCAGGGCGAGAAGCTGGACGGCACGCCGCTGCGAAATACGCCCTTTTTGCTGGAGGCATGGCAGAAGTTCTGTGTGTACGGAATGCTCTGCTTTTTTTATGCCGGCACGCAGGAGCGTGTGGTTAAGGAAGCGCTGATCTTTGTTCCCAGGAAGAACGGCAAGACGGCTTTCATCATGGGGCTCAGTTTCGGGCTGGCCGTCCTGGAGCGGATGAGCGGCGCGAAGGTTTACGTGGTGGGCGCCGCGCTGAAGCAAGCGCGGGAGACTTTCGACGGCTGGCTCTACAACGTGGAGCATCACCTGTACGCCGACCGGAAGGCGGCGAACAAGGACGGATGGCGGATCCTGGACAATGCCGCGGAGCACAAGATCCTCAATGAGGCGCTTGCCGGCGGAAGCGTATCACTAAACGCCCTGGCGAGCAATCCGGACGCGCAGGACTCTTTTAACTGCAACATCGTGATCGCCGACGAGATCCACGCGTACAAGAGCCCGAAGCAATACAACATCCTGAAGGAAGCGACAAAGGCCTACACGAACAAGCTGGTGATCGCGATCACGACCGCCGGCGACGACGGGACGAGCTTCTGCGCCCAGCGCCTGAAGTATGCCCAGAGCGTGCTGCGGGGCAAGTATGAAAACGAGAACCTGTTCGCCTTCCTGTGCCATGCGGAACAGGATGAGAAGGGCAACGTGGATATCCTGGATCCGGTGCAGCACCAGAAGGCTAATCCGTCCTACGGTGTGACGATCCGCCCGGCGGACATCATGAACGACGCACAGCAGGCTGCGGACGATCCGCAGCAGCGGAAAGATTTCCTGGCGAAAAGCCTGAACATCTTCACGGCCCAGATGAAGGCGTACTTCCAGATCGCGACCTTCAGATGGTCGGATGCGAAGGCCGGGGAAGCGCTGGGCATTGATCCGGACTGGAGCCTGGACGACAAGATCCGGCATATCCTGAAGCTGCCGATCAGCTGGTACGGCGGCGCGGACCTGTCAAAACTGCACGACCTGACGGCGGCGTGCCTGTACGGCACCTATAAGGATATCGACATTGTGCTGCCGCACGCCTGGTTTCCGATCGTGGCGGCGCATATCAAAGCAGACCAGGACAATATCCCGCTGTTCGGCTGGAAGGACGATGGATGGCTGGATATGTGCAACGCGCCGACGAACAACCACAGCGACGTGGTGCGGTGGTTCACGGACAGGCGGCAGCAGGGATTCAGGATCCGGCAGATCGGCCACGACCGGAAGTTCTGCCGGGAGTACTTCATCGGCATGAAGGCCGCCGGCTTCACGGTGGTGGATCAGCCACAGTACCATTACAAAAAATCAGAGGGATTCCGGCGCATTGAGCAAAAGGCGCTCAACGGGCTTTTTTATTACTTCGGCAGCGAGGCGTATGAGTATTGCGTCCAGAACGTGCTGGCGGAGGAAAAGACGGATGATTTGATCCAGTACGGAAAGATTGAAGACAACAGGCGCATCGACATTTTCGACGCGTCCGTGTTTGCCGCGGTCCGGATGCTGGAGTGCCTGGAAAAAAGCGGAAAGGCCAGCAGCTGGTTCGGATCTGAACCGACGGCCGGGAAGTAAACGGAGGATGACGGTGAGATGAGCAGATTTGAACAGCTCCGCAGCTGGTGGAACGACCGCCCCGGGCGGAAGCCTGACCAGGTGCGGGAGAATCTGGATCTGAAAACAACGCAGGGGATCGCGCTGTGGCTTGGGAAGGACGATATCAAATGCGCCGGATATACGCGGCTGTGCGACAATCCGGAGATCATGACGGCCTGCCTGCGGATCGCGGAGCTGATCGGCAGCATGACGATCTACCTGATGAACAACACGGACAACGGGGATGTGCGGATCGTCAATGAGCTGAGCCGGAAGATCGATATCGAGCCCTGCCGGAACATGACGCGCATGGAGTGGATGACGGCGATCGTGATGAACCTGCTGCTGTACGGCAACGGGAACAGCATCGTCGTGCCGCATACCAGCGGCGGCATCCTGCAGGATCTGGAGCCGATCGGCGCGGATCGGGTGACGCTTCAGGCGAAGACGGGCAGTTACCGGGATTATTCCGTGCTGATCGACGGCCGGGCACATAACCCGGAGGATCTGATGCACTTCACCTACAATCCGGATCCGCAATATCTGTGGAAGGGCCGCGGGCTCACTGTTGTGCTTAAGGATGTGGCGAACAACATCAAGCAGGCCCAGAAGACGGAAAACGCCTTCATGAGCAGCGAGTGGAAGCCGTCGATCATTGTGAAGGTGGACGGCCTGACGGATGAGTTCTCCAGCCCCGCCGGCAGGGAAAAACTGCTGGACAGCTATATTAAGCCGCCATATCCCGGCGCGCCCTGGATGATTCCGTCCGAGGCTTTTGATGTTGTGGAAGTCCGGCCGCTGTCGCTGCAGGATCTGGCCATTAAGGACACAGTGGAGCTGGACAAGAAAACCATCGCGATGGTGATCGGCGTGCCGGCGTTCCTGCTTGGCGTCGGCGATTTCAATCGGGACGAGTGGAACAACTTCGTGCAGACGAAGGTGCGGGCCATCGTGACCGGGATCCAGCAGGAAATGACCAGGGCGCTGATCATCAGCCCGAAGTGGTACCTGCAGCTGAACCTGTGGAGCCTGATGGATTATGACCTGGCGAGCGTGAGCAGCATCCTGCTGGCCGGCGCGGACCGCGGATACGTCTGCGGCGACGAGTGGCGCGACCGGATGCATATGGCGCCGGCAGGCCTGAAAGAGTACAAGGTGCTGGAGAATTATATCCCGTATGAGGATTCCGGGAAACAGAAGAAGCTGATCCAGGATGATTGAACGGCGCGGGCTTTTGCCGCATCCGCCGCAGACGCACGGGACGTGCGGGCTGTGCGGAGCGCATAACAGGGATCTGTACATGATCGCCGCGGGCGATTATATCGGCTGGGCCTGCGGGGAGTGCCGGCGGCAGCTGCGGGACAGTTTCATCCGGCAGTTTTGCGGCACCGTGGAGCATACGGAGCCGGGCGAATAAGGAGGAAGAACGAATGGCATACAGGTGCGAACAGGCGATCATCGGCCGGGCAGAGGAACCGATCCGATGCAAGGTAAGCGGCAGCGTGTGTGCCCATCAGCGGATGTGCCTGATGGAGGGGCGGATCGTGCTGACGGACGGGGCGCTGCGGTGCCCGGCGAGGGACGGGAAGCTGCCGGAGAAACCGGCGGCCGCCACGGCGGAAGCGCCGGCGGCAAAGGTCAGGAAGACGGCCGAAAAGGCCCCGGCGAAAAAGCCGGCAGCGACAAGGAGGAAAACGAAATGATCACCAGAAACAAAGATCGGCAGGTGCGGGCTGTAGCGACGAAGTTCCAGACCCGCGAGGAAAACGATGAGCTGCACATCTGCGGCTATTTTGCTGTGTTTGACGGCGTGTATGAAGTCTGGCCCGGAGCAACCGAGAGCGTAGATCGTCACGCCTTCGACAATAGCCTGGGCGGAGACATCCGGGCACTTACCAATCATGACACTACTTTGGTCCTGGGCCGCACGAAGGCCCACACGCTTGATTTGCGCGTGGACGAGCACGGACTGTGGGGCGACATCACGATCAATCCGAACGATCAGGATGCCATGAACCTGTACGAGCGCGTTAAACGCGGCGATGTGGACCAGTGTAGCTTCGGATTCGATATCATCAGCGAGGAAACCGATTTCCGGGATGATGGGTCGATCCACTGGACACTGACAGAAGTAGATCTTCATGAGGTAACGTGCTGCACGTTCCCCGCATACCAGAGCACGAATATCTCCGCCAGGGAGGAGCAGTTCCGGGAGCTGAGCGAAAGACGCCTGAACGACTGGAAAACCTCCGCGCTGGCGAGAGTAAGAAAGGAGGCCAATTAATATGGCCTTGAAAACTTTGATGCTGAAGCGTCAGATCGATCTGAAGAAGAAGGCCCTGGGCGAGCTCAACGATCAGCTGGCGGGATTTGCCACGCGGGAAGCTGAGTTGGAGCAGGCCATCTCCGAAGTGGAGAATGACGAACAGCGCAACGCAGTGGAGAGTGAAATCTCCGCTTTTGAGACTGAGCGTTCCGAAGCCCAGACGGCCGCGGACCAGCTGACGGAGGAGATCCGGAACCTGGAAAGCGAGCTGGAGAATGAGGAAGCCCAGCAGACCACTGAGCCGGCTGCTGCCGGCACACCCGCCGCTGCGGAACCCGCCGCGGACGAAAACAGAGGAGGATACACCATTATGAACCGTCGTTTCCGTGACTTTAACCTCCAGGAACGGGAAGCGTTCCTGGCCAATGAACAGGTGCGCAGCTTCCTGGGCGAAGTACGCAGCGCCATGGCCGAAAAGCGCGCCCTGAGCGGCGTCGGCCTGACCATCCCTGAAGTGATGCTAGGCCTGATCCGTGAAGAGATGGCCGCCGCCTCCAAGCTGCTCCGGTTCGTCGACCTGCGCAGCGTCGCCGGCAAGGGCCGCCAGAACGTCATGGGCAAGATCTCCGAGGGCGTCTGGACCGAAATGTGCGCCAACCTGAACGAGCTGAACCTGGCCTTCAACCAGATCGAAGTGGACGGCTACAAGGTCGGCGGCTTCGTTGTGGTCTGCAACGCCGTGCTGGAAGACAGCGACATCGCCCTGGCGAATGAGATCATCACCGCCATCGGCAAGGCCATCGCGAAGGCCCTGGACAAGGCGATCCTGTTCGGCGACGGCTCCAAGAAGCCCGTCGGTATCGCGACCCGTCTGGCCGCGTCTTCTTCTCCCGCCTGGTGGGGCGCCAATGAGCCCGCTTTCACCGACCTGCACACCAGCAATATCCAGACTATCAACGTGAACGCCCAGAGCGGCGCCGCGTTCTTCATCGCTCTGCTGGCCAAGCTGGGCATCGCGAAGCCGAAGTACTCCGGTGAGGGCCTGTTCTGGGCGATGAACCGGAAGACCCACCTGGATATCCTGGCGAAGGCCCTGGCTGTGAACGCCAACGGCGCCTATGTCGCCGGTACCAACCTGATGCCCATCATCGGCGGCGAAGTGGTCGAGTTCGATGATGACGAAATGCAGGACTACGAGATCATCGGCGGCTTCGGCGGCAACTATCTGCTGGCTGAACGCGCCGGGATCGAGTTTGATTCCAGCAAGGAGTTCCTGTTCACCCAGGATCAGACCGTATTCAAGGGCACTGCCCGCTATGACGGACGCCCGACGGCCGGCGAAGCCTTCGTGATCGTGAACTACAACAACACCTCTCCGACGACCTCCGCGACATTCGCCGATGACGACGCGAACAGCGTGCAGGACATTCGGCTGAACACCCACACGGGCGCGATCAGCGGCACCGGCACTCTGAAGCTGAAGGCGATCACCGAGCCCGGCAAGGGCACCGTGACATGGGCGACCGGTGACAGCGACATCGCGACCGTCAGCAGCGCCGGCCTGGTGACCGGTGTTTCCGCCGGCACGGCCGTGATCACTGCGACCTGCAACGGCCTGACCGACAGCTGCACGGTGACTGTGTCCTGACCTGACGGGCAGGCGAATGACGGATAAGGAGATTATGAAAGTATGCGGACGCTGATCGCTGTGCCGTGCATGGACACGGTGCATACACTTTTCTTTGCCTCTTTCACTTCCATGCGGAAGCCGGAGGGAACGGAAGTCGGCATCGCCAGCTGCTCTCTGGTCTATGAAGCCCGGCATACGCTTGCGCGGAAGGCTATGGATGAAGGATTCGACCGGGTGCTGTGGCTTGACAGCGACATGAACTTCCAGCCTGATCTTCTGGAGCGGTTCTCCGCCGACCTGGATACCGGGCTGGAGTTCGTGAGCGGAGTCTACTTTTCCCGAAAGAATCCGGTAACACCGATTGTTTATGAAGTCTGCCATCCGACGGTCCTGAAGGACGGGAATCTGTTCCCGACCGTGGAAAGCGTGAAGGAAATCCCGGAGGATCTGTTTGAGATTGAAGGATGCGGATTCGGTGCGGTGATGATGACAACGGATCTGATCCGCCGCACCGGCCCGCTCCCCTTCTTCCCGATGGACAAGTACGGCGAGGATCTGAGCTTTTGCCGGAAGGCCAGGGCGGCAGGCGCGAAACTGTACTGTGACGGCAGGATCAGGCTGGACCATATCGGATCCACGCTGATCAATTACGATACCTGGATCAAGTCAAAGGGGTGAGGAACATGAGCGTAAATACACGGGACGCGCTGGCGCTGGTGAAGCACCGGCTGAACCGGCTGCCCGGAGATACTTCCCTGGATACTTATCTGGGATATCGGATTAACGCCGCGATCGAGGAACTGGAGCGCACAGGGATCACACTGGACGACGGGAATGAAGATCTGCTGCTGGTGGTCGATATGACGGTCTGGCAGTACCAGAACCGGGACAGCGGAGCCGGGATGCCGGAATGGCTGAGGCTCAGGCGCCGGGAGAGGTGGCTGCAGCAGAATCGGGAGGCGGCGGGCGATGATTCTTGATACAGGTATCTGTACTGTTTTCCGGAAGGCGGACACCTCCGCGGCCGGCGCCATGCCGGTGATGAGCTATACGCCGATCTGGTGCAGCTGGTACAGGGAATTGAGCTATGAGACAGCGCCGGCATGGCCGACAGACGGACGGACGGAACAGAAAGCGGACGGGCGGATCAGGATCCTGCAGGATCGGGCCATTGCCAAGGACGACGTTGTGATCCTGGAGCAGCTGGCGGCCTACAAGGACAGATCCCAGAACGCCAAGGTATACCGGATTACCCGCGCATACCACGGCATGGATGACGACGGCCCGACGCAGATCTCCGACCTGATGCTGGAGGTGATTGAGCCGTGACGCTGACCGAAATCAAAACGCTGCTTGTCAGCGCGGATCCCGGTATCAAGCATTATTTCTCCAAGAGCACGGCGAGCGCCTACTCATACTGGGAGGAGACTCAGCTGCTGCCGCACATGGAGGATGACCGGCATATCGAAGCGTGGAGATTCTACGTGCACCGGTTTACAAAGGAGGAAGACGACGCGACTGCCGCGGCGATTTTCCAGGCGCTCGACGCGGATCCGCGGATCAGCGTCCGCTGGGTCCAGGGAGGATATGAACAGGATACCGGATATCTGCATCATATCTTTGAATGTGAGGGATAACCGTGGCAAGCATGGACACTTCCGGACTGGACGATCTTGTAAACGAAATGCGGAGGCTCGGCCAGATGGACGGCCCTGTCGTGGCTGAAATGCTGGATACGGCAGCGGAGATTGTCCGCGAAAGCTGGCGTGAATCTGCGGAAGCACACGGGCACGTAGATACCGGCGCGATGATCGCTTCCATTGACTTCCCCGTCAAAGGGGACGCAAGGACGCTTTACCGGGAAATCTATCCGCAGGGGAACGACGGAAAGGGCGTAAGCAACGCCATGAAAGCGTTTATCCTGCACTACGGAAAATCAAATATGGCGGGCAGCTACTGGGTGGACGACGCCGAGCGAAAAGCCGGGCCGAAAGCCATTGAAGCCTGCCAGGAAATTTGGGACCGCTTCCTGCAATCCGGAGGCGGTTAACTTTTTAAGGAGGAAAACCATATGGCTATGATTGGTATGCGGCACGTTGTGGCCGCTCCTTTCTCTACGCAGACGCCCGGCTCCGCGCCCACGTACAGCGCCGGGTTCGATGTCGGCGGCGCGATCAGCGCGAATCTGACGAAGAACCGCAACACGAACGGCGATCTGTACTATGACGACGCCCTGGGCGAATCCGACCAGGGGCTGATCAGCCTCGGCCTGGAGCTGGGGGTTGACGAACTGACGGAGGATGTGCTGGACAAGATGGGCATCCTGAAAGCCGTCAGTACCGGCAGCCCGCTCGTGACGACCTACTATGAGACGACCGCGAACCCGAAGCCGCTGGGCATCGGATATATGCGCGTGCGCCAGAAGCATAACGTTGTCAAGTATCAGGCGATCTGGATCTACAAGATGCAGTTCACGATGGACAGCGAGACGGCCCAGACCAAGGGCGAGAGCATCCAGTGGCAGACGCCCACCGTGACCGGGAAGGGCTTCGGGCTGGATCTTGATTCCAGCGGTGAGCTGACCTTCCGCGCGGTGCGGTCCTTCGATACCGAATCCGCGGCGAAGTCCTATCTGGACGGCCTTGCCGGCATTACCAGAACCTGACCAAACTACGCGCCCGGACAGGGAAGAGGCCCCTGTCCGGGTTTTTTATGACATGGAGAGGAAAAACGATGGAGAGTATTGTTAATATGCGGACCGTCAAAATCGGCGGGCGCGAAATCAAGCTGGCGTTCCCTCTGACCGCCTATATCCGGGTGCAGAAACAGATTGAAGGATTCGACATCAGCGACGTCGGAAAGATCGCCGGCGATCCGGAAAAGATGGTCGAGCTTCTGTATATCATGGCGGAGAGCGCGGCAAAACTGAACGGGGAACAGATGGACATTGACAGGGAATGGATCGCGCTTCATATCCCGATCAATACGCGGAAGCTGATCTCCCTCCAGATCGCCATTATCAAGACAACGGCGGAATGGATGGAGATGGAGGCGGAACTGGACGCGGACGAAGAGCGGGAGGTTGATCTCGTTCTTCAGGAAATTCAAAAAAAAAGAGTGAAAACAGACTCACCTGGCGGAAAATCGTCTCCTACGGACTGATCGCTGGGCTGAGGGTTGAGGAAATGCAGGATATGCCGCCGGGGCTGATCCTGGATCTTTTTATTTTCCGGCGGAATTATGACGACGTGGAGCACGGCGTAACGCGGGAGGCTCCGCGGATCTACGACTAAGGGGGCTGCGGGATGGGCGACATCAGAACCAAATTCACGATTGAAGGCGAGCAGCAGTACCGCAGCGCGATGACCAACGCGGCGAACGCGATCAAGGTACTGAACGCGGAGCAGAAACTGGCGAAAGCCTCGTTTCAGCAGACCGGGGACGCGGAGAAGTATGCCGCCCAGCAGTCCGATATCCTGAAGCAGAAGATCGAGGCGCAGAAGAACGCGGTCAAGGCCGCGCAGCAGGCCTTGAAGCAGCTGAGCGATAACGGTGTGGCGGAGAACAGCCGGCAGTTCCAGCAGTGGCAGATTAAGCTGGCGAACGCGCAGACGTCCCTGACAAAGATGGAGACGGAGCTGCAGAACGTCAACAGCACGATGGACACGACGACGCAGACCGCCGATAAGACGGGGACGTCCATCGAGGCCATCGGGAAGAAAGTATCCTTTGACGGCGTCATCAACGGGATCGGAAAAATCACCGGCGCCCTGGAGGCAGCTGCCCAGAAGGTCAAAGAGCTGGGTTCTGATCTGGTGAACTTTACCAGGGACGCGGCAAGCGCGGCGGATGAGATCGCGACAACGGCAACCGTATACGGCTACAGCACGCAGGACGTTCAGCGGATGCAGTACACGGCGGATATCCTTGACACGTCTTTTGAAGACATCATGAAGAGCCAGAAAAAGCTCAGGCGTGGCATGGGAGACGGTACGCTGACGGATATCCTGCGGGATCTGCGCGTAACGGCGACTGAGCTGAAGGATACCGGCGACGGAATCCTGGAATTTGTGCCGAAGGACGCAGATACGCTCTTCTGGGAAGTCGGCGACGCGCTGCTGCATATGACCGACGCGTTTGACAAGGAAAACGCAGCGCAAAAGCTATTCGGACGGAGCTGGGAGAAGCTGAATCCTATTTTTAACAGCGACTGGTCATCGCCGGATAACTATCTTGGTCAGGCTTTTAACAGCGCCAGGGAATATTACGACGCCGTGATGGCTTCCTGGGATGTCAACAGTGACGAAACCATCCAGAATCTGACGAAATATGATGATGCGATCCAGAAATTGCAGAACAATTTCGACACGTTGAAGCTGGCTGTATCCGGAGAACTCGCGCCGGCGTTCACGGAAGTCACGAACCTGATCAGCGGCATGGTTTCAGAGCTGAACAAGTACCTGGAATCTGACGAAGGCAAGGAGAAAATGAAGGCCCTCAGCGACGCGCTGGTGGAGCTGTTCTCCGGGCTGAAGGACGTGGACTTCGGAAAGGCGCTGGAAGCTGTGACCGGCGCGATTGACGGATTCACAAAAGGCCTGCAGTGGATCGGCGATAACTGGGAGACGGTTGTAAGCGGTATTACGGCGCTGGCGACTGCATTCGGCGCGCTGAAAATCTCAGAAACCGTTCTGACCTTCATGCAGCTGCTGGCCAGCGGAAAGTATCTGTTCAGCAATGGCCAGCTGACCGGCTACAATGCCGGCGGTGGTGGCGTCGAGAGCTCCGCCGGATCAACTCTCGGCAAAGGGCTGCTGACATCCGGCGCGAAGGTCACGATGGCCGGCGGCATATCCCAGCTTGCACAGTTCTCAAGCTATAACGGCGGCCCTGTCTGGGACTGGCTGACGCATGAGAGCCCGCTTGGCACGATCTTCCAGGGCGTCGAGTCCATCGGCGACTGGTGGAGCCGGATGCTGAAGGAACAGCAGGAACGGACGGACACGTTCGGAGACAACTGGAACCCGGACAGCGAAAACGCAAACGTGGTCGCGAAGTTTGTCGGCGAGATCCGTGACGTGTACCAGAATCAGATCGATTACTGGGAGCAGATCGGCGACGTGCTGCGGGAAGCAGCAAAGGCGCAGGAAGAGGCCGAACAGAGAGAAAACGAACAGCCTCCGAAGGAGAAGCTGAACCTGGACGATTATACGGACTGGGTGCTCGGCGATGAATGGAGCATCGAAGAGATCCAGGCAGCGATGGCTGAACGGAACGGCGGGAAGGCCGTCGAGGTTCCGACGGAGCCGGACGTGGCGGATGACGCGACGGAAAAGATCGAGGAAAAGATCGGGACTGTAACGGTTCCGGTCAATTTGGTTTTGGCCGGCGGCGGCAGCGGCATGGTGCCGTTCCCGATTGAAGGCTTCCACGCCAACGGCCTGCCGTTTGTGCCTTTCGACAATTACCTGGCGCTGTTGCACCGAGGCGAGCGGGTGCTGCCGGCGAGCCAGAACAGGAACTATACCTACAACAGCAACAACTACTTCGGCAATGTAAACCTGAATAATGGGATGCAGGTCGAAGCGCTGTGCGATTCCATTGACCGCCATAACCGGATGGCGATGAGAGGCTTCGGCGAATAAGGAGGGCGGAGGATGCATTACAGTTTTACCTGGAACGGCGTAAACAGCTGGAACAAGGGAATCCGCCTGCAGGAAATGCCGCAGATCGTCCGGCCGGAGGAACGTATCAGCCATGTGACGATACCGGGCCGGAGCGGCGAGCTGACGCTCACGGAAGGGAATGACATCTATAACAGCTATATACAGACGATCCCGCTGCTGGCGTACAACGTGACGGATGTGGCGGAGCTGGAGCGATGGCTGCGCGGGAACGGGTACGTATCTTTCTGCAGCCAGCCGGAGCTGAAGCAGAAGGCGCGGGTGATCAACGCCGTCGAGTTTAAGAAGCACAGCCGGAACAGCGACTGGTGGGAGGCGCAGGTGCAGTTTTACTGTGAGCCGCTGAAGGAGCAGGTGCTGGAGGAACAGGTTTTCATCACGTCCAGCGGGACGACGGTAACCAATCCGGGGGACATCGAGAGCCGGCCGCTGATGCAGATCTTCGGAAGCGGGCAGGTGACGATCACCGCCGGCGGGCGGACGATCACCGTCTACAACGCGACGGACGGGATGCAGATTGATTGCGAGGCGGAGTGGATTATCTCCGGCGGCGTGCCGCAGATGGGCGCCTGCACGGGAGACTTCCCGCGGATCCCGGCGGGGGAGAGCACAGTACAGTTTACAGGGAGTATCACAGAGCTGGTGATCGCCGGGAGATGGCGGTATCTGTAAGGAGATGAAAGAAAAGTGATTGAGCTTTACGCGAAGGGAACAACCGATTTCAGCAAGCATGGAATCAGTCTGCACCCGCAGGAGTCTTCGGTTACTTTTCAGGAAAACGGACGGTTCGACATGGAGCTTGTCGTGCCGGCAGGCCAGGGATATGACAGCTTCGATTACGGGCAGATCCTGAAGGCTTCCGTGCCGCCGCAGCATCTGGATGCGGTGAACCTGGGCACGGTCACGTACTGGATCGTTGCGGCGGCGAACGGATCCAACCTGTACAGCGAGCTGCCGAAGTCCGTGGCCATCAGCTACAACCCGTGGCAGGCGCTGCGGAGCTATTCGGTGAACGACAAAGTCACCTACAACAAGCAGAACTACAGATGCACAACCGGGCACGGCGGACTCTCAACGCCGCCGCCCCAGAATCCGACGCTGTGGACGACGATCTCGAACTCGACGACGGACAGCGGCAAGATCGCCGCGGCGCTGGCGTGCGGGGCGCTGATCATGAAGACCGCGGACTTTAACGCGACCTACATGGAAGCGACCACGATGGACGGGATCAGCGGGTATATCGCGATCGCGGACTGCGAGGCGCGGGGCGACAGCGAAGACAGGATCATCCCGGCCAGGGATATCACGGAGCAGAACTTCATCATCACGGACATACGGAAGGAAGACAAGGACCGGACGATCCGGATC